CAGTTGCGCTATTTATACCATTATTCTACACAGTCTGGCAGGGCGATTCAGCAATGGCGCAAGTCCTTGTTTGGCCTACGTTTACCTTTGCTGCTTTGTCTTTTGGTCTCGATTGGCATGGTAAGCAGTTGCAGCAAAATCCCTCTGGGGTTATTGGGCGGCGGGACAAACGTAGCAGCGAATACCCAAGTCGGAAAGACCAACAACCAGACAGTGGGAACTACGAAGAACACTGAACAAGATATTACAGTAACTAAACTAGATGGCACTGTAAAACAAAGTAATGACGAAAACAAAGTCAATACTGATATCGTAGAAAACTTAAACATTAATGAAACAAACATGTGGATTATTCTACTTCTTATTCTTGGGTGGCTAATGCCATCACCTCATGAAATTTGGAATGGTTTCTTGAGGTTAATTAGAACGATTAGGGGAAAAGAATAATACCTGACGTTTAAGAATAAAGGTTAAAGAGACAGACTCTCAAGTCTGAATGTCTCTGGGGGTGTAGTTAATGTCTATGACACGGGGTCAGGCTTTACGCCGATCGCTACACCCCATTTAAATACCTGACGTTTAAGAATAAACCTTAAGGAGACCGTGATGGCTACCAAGAAAGACCCACGACTAGATCGTGCTGGAGTATCTGGCTACAATAAGCCTAAGCGTACTCCTAATCATCCTACCAAATCTCATATTGTTGTTGCTAAAGAAGGTGACAAAATTAAAACTATTAGATTTGGTGCTCAAGGTGTTAGTGGTTCACCTAAAAAAGAAGGTGAATCTGATAAATATAAAAGCCGTAGACTAGCATGGAAAGCTCGTCATAAAAAGAATATTGATAAGGGCAAGATGAGTGCTGCTTATTGGGCCAATAAAGTAAAATGGTAAAGGAATAAGCAATGGTGCAATTAACTAAACCTACTAAGGCTATTAAAAAGTCAGTAGCAGATCCTAGTGATAGTTATCAGTCTTTAAAGCCCTTATGGAAGAAATCTAGAGCTGTTCTACAGGGTCAAGAAAATGTTAAAGCTCACGATGAGTTTTTAGAGTACGACTACTCAAATCTATTGATTCCGTTTTCTCCAAGCATGACTCAGCGTCAATATGATTTTTATAAATCGGAAGCAGAGTTGCCGGGCTTAACGGCGCAATATTGTAAAGTTCTTATTAGCGCTCTTTTAAGAAAAGATTCGCATTTAAAACTTCCAGATGAATTACCTGATGAAGCTTACGATTGGATTCGTTCTAACTTTACACTTGATGGTCGTTCTTTGTTTAACTTCTTAGACAATGCTCTTTGGGAAGAGTTACAAACCTCTCGTGCATGGGTTTATGTAGATTACCCTAGTCTTACTGAAGAACAATACGATATGTTAACACCAGAAGACCGGGATATGATTAAACCATATCCTGTTCTTATTGAGGCTGAAAACGTTATCAATATCCAAACTGATGTTCATCCAATTACTCGGCAAAAAACATTAAGCCGTTGGGTTACTCGCTATCTTGTTAAACGGTATTCTGATGACAATCCTTGGCATCCTAATTATGTTGATACTGTTGCAGATCACTATTTAGATGAGTCTGGTCGTTTAGTAATTGATTATTATGAGCATCCAGATACTAATAACGAAATTAAAGTGCTTAATGGCGATGTTAAACAAGAATATGAAGATCGTTTAACTGAGATTGGTTTTAAATTAGTTAATACCGTTATGCCAACTATGTTTGGTGAACGTGTTCGTAGGATTCCCGCTTGGCCTGTAAATGGTCAATTTGAACCTGTTGAACCAGTGCTTATGCCATTAATTGACAGAGAGATTGCCTTATACAATAAGGTATCTCGTCGAAATCACTTGTTATATGGTGCTGCAACTTATACACCAGTTGTTCAATCAGATATGACCGATGAAGAGTTTGAAGAAATTGTAAATGCAGGATTAGGCACTTGGTTAAGAGTTCGCAAAGACGAATCAATTACTGTTTTAGAGACGCCCACTGCTGCTTTGGCAGATATGGAAAAAGCAATTACAGCTACTGTGGAAGAAATGGCTAAAATGGGCATTCGTATGCTTTCTCCAGAACAAGCTGCGTCTGGTGTTGCATTAGAAATTCGCAATGCTTCTCAAACAGCCCAACTAGGGACTTTAAACGCTAAAGTATCTAACACTATGCGTGAGGTAATTGCGTTTATGATTAATTGGAAATACAATACTGATTATAACTCAACAGACATTGAGTTTGAAATGTCTAGTGACTTTGCTCCAATGGTCGGCGGCGAGGGTGCTATGAGGCTTGTTTCTGAATGGTATCAAACTGGTATTATTAGTCGTTCTACTTTTATTAATATTGCTAAGTACAACGATTTCTTACCTGCAGACTATGATGATGATGAAGCCGTTGAAGAAATTCAAACAGACCCTTTAGCTACACAAGCAAATACAAACGTCAATATGGATATTGAGGCCTAATTACTTATGACCGGAAGTCCCTGATGATGTCTAGTTACTTCATTACACTCCGGTCGTCTAACTACTCAAGGGAGTACTAGATGGATATTAACACAAAAATTTATGATCGTATTATTGATCATTTAACAGATGTAAGGCTCTATGAAGAAGGTGTGCAAATTCAAAACAAAAGAATTATGCAAAGACACCGTAAAAAACTTTTAGAGATTTTAAAAGAAAATATTAGAGGTGATGTCTCTAAAGAAGTACGACGCTTTGGCAAAGAAATGCTAAGTCATCAAAAAACAAGTTTACTTGAATTTTCTACTTCTCAATTAGACTTCCACTCTGATAATCTTAATAAAGAATTAAAATCATTCTATAGAGTTTCAAAGCCAACAACTAAAGAATTGTTAGCTGAAGTTACTGGCCCTAATATTAAAGGTCCAAGTAATATTACTGAAAATTTGCGTAATATCTCATCTGGAGAGTTAGTTCGTATTCAAACAAAAGTTAAGGCTGGCCTTGCAAAAGGCTCAAGCCCTAATGAGATTATACAGGATGTTTTAAAGACAACTAAACTTACTGAAGGACAGGTCAGAACTCTTACAAGAACATCTATTACAAGTACTCAAACAGAAGCTTTAACTAAAGTAGCACAAGCTAATAGTCATGTAATAAAAGGTTTTGTATTTACAGCTGTGTTAGATAGCAGAACAAGTCCTATTTGTTCTTACCATAACGGTAAAATTTACGAAGTCGGAGATAACAGATATCGACCGCCGCTTCACTGGAATTGCCGAAGTTCTTTAATTCCTTTGATTAAGTCTAAAGATGAAATCTTAAAAGAAAAAACTAATAGACTAAAGAAACAAGCCTTGATTAATAAAAATGCAGATACTTTAACTGGCGTTGCACCTGCGGTTGAATCTTTTGGTGCTTGGTTGAAAAGGCAATCTTTTGATACGCAAACTAAAATACTTGGTTCGATGGATAAAGCAAATTTGTTCAGACAAGGTAAATTAAAATATGAACAATTTGTTACACAGGCTGGCAAAGCTCTTTCTATTCAAGCTTTAAGAAACAGAGCAGCAAATGCTACTGCTGTATTTGCGCCTAAGCAAAAATTAAGAGAAGTTGATATTAAGATCGCAGCTACTAGAGCAAGCAACTTAATTAGATCACCTAAATACAAAGACGAAATTAGACAATTATTTTTATTAGATTCAGATGATTTTTCTAAAACAATGTCCCTTACAGATTATAAAGGTACAACGCTAGCTGGCAAAACAGCATCAAGGCGAAGAGTTGGAAATGAATTTGATGAAAGAAACTTTAGCGCCGATCCTTTAACAGGTGAAATTAAAAATAATAATATTTATGATCCTGATTTTAATTTGTATCAAGAACGTATTGATTTTATGCGCAATTCAAAACTATTATCAGTAGATGAAAAAGACTGGATAGAATCTGTAGCAGCAAGCCTTGATGATAAAATCTCTTTAAATCAACAAACAGTAGTTGTAGAAAATTTGAGAGTTGTTCTTGAGCGATATGCAAAAGATAAAACCCCGTGGAATGATTTAGTAGCTGTTATACGAGCTGAAAACAGGTTTGCTGTTCAAAACGTTTCTAGACTTTTGGATACTAGATCTAGACAGCGGTCTGAAATGTTTATTAGTTATTTGTCAAAAGATATTCCTCAAGTTCAAATTATGGGCAAATACTATAAGTTAAGTGATCTTATTGATAACCAGTTATCTGATCAGAGATTTATTGATAACTGGAGAAACAATGAAGGAAAGAAACTTGCTAATAAGCTTTATTTTTCTGGGCGTGCGCCTGCAAGGGTTTATTTTAAAAAATTTGTAGATAAATATCCTAGTAAAGAAAAAATTATTAAAAACTTGTTAAGAGACAATACATTTTATAAGGCTTATCAACTATATAAAAAGACTTTTAACCGAGAACCATCTGATGACTGGATTACAAGAGTTTATTCAGCGGGTCGAGAAGGTATACGAAATATTCTTGATTTAGAATTTTTAAATCAAAAACAAAAAGTTACATCTAAAGTTTTTGATGATAAGGCGATAGACAGTATAACTAAAATTGTAAAATTAATTGCTTCTGGCCAATCAACAGATTATGATTCTTTAGCTATTAATATTGGTAAACAATTTTCAAAAGATTTTGATAATATTATTCCCTTTACTAAAAATACACTAGCTGACTATCATGCTGAAGGCTCCCGTATTCTTAAATCATTGCAAGACCAAAACTTAATTAGAGTTCAGTTTAGAGGAAAAACAAGGCGAGGAATTCTTGATTTAGATACGGGAAGAGCTTCAGGGGGTTGGGGAGATACTATCTCTAGAGAAGTAATAGTAATAGACAAAGATTTATTAAAGTTACAAGAAGCAGAGAGAAGAGTAACTATCTCTAGAAGGCTTGGCACTGTTAACGAGAGAGACAGATTATACGTAAAAGCTGGCAAAAAAACTTACGTAGACGCTAGAGGTAATGATACCGGAATCCCGTTAATATCAAGAGATAAATTTCCAGATTACGATGAAAAACAAATTGACAGAGAAATGGCTCAAATGTTAAATCACGTTATGTCTGTTGAATATAGAGTTGATGAAGACTTTTTTACATTTATGGATGATATTGTAAGATTTAGAGACCCTCGTGGTAATGCTAAGTATTACGATAGCATAAATGAATTTAGACATGAGATTTTAAATCGTGGAGAACAGGGCTACGGGTTAATGGCAACTGCTAAATATCATTTGCAGCGTAATAAAAACTTTAGAACAACTGCTTTTATTGATTCTCGAGGTCGAGTATACCACAGGGGCTATCTTACCCCAACAGGTGGTGAGCTAGTAAGGCCGTTTTTAAATTCTGGAAAAGCTGTTAACATGTCTGCCGAAGCTCTTGACGAATTACAAATTCAAATAGGTGCTTTAATTGGCCCTGGAACAGAAGCTTTAACTCAAGCAGGACGAAGAGCTATTTTTAATCGTAACCGAGAAAAAATAATTGAACTTGGCGAGATTATGCTTGCTAAAACTCAAAGAGATAGGCGGCTAAGAGAGTTTCTTGAACACCCGCTAATTAGAGGCCTAGAAGGGCCAGAAGTTCCTAAAATGGCCAGAATGGCTCTTGAATACGCTAGGATTAATCGTCATTTAAAACAAGGAAAACCAATAACATCTTATTCCACTCGGCTTATGATTGAAAATGACGCATCATCCTCTGGTGCCCAAATTATTGGATTGTCTACAGGGGATAGAGCCGTTTCCCAAGCTTCTAATGTATTAGCTACTACCCAGAAAAATAGACTTTATGATCTTGTTGCAATGGATACGATAAATGATCCTGAATTTCTTAAAATTCCTGCATTGCGGGATGCTAATCTTACTTGGGAAGATTTGGCTAAGGCAGCTAAGGCTCAAAACATGGTTTCATTTTATGGTGCTGGAGCCGCAACTAAAACTGCAAACGTAGCAAATAAGCTATCTAAAGTTTTAGACAACAAGGGTTTTATTACTATTACTAAAGATAATCTTAGTGCTCAATTAAGAATTATTGATGGTAAAATTAAAGTAGCTGATCGTCTTGGTGCAACAACTGTTTCAGAAGAATTAAATTCTTTTAGAAGAGAGTTGATTGAGCTTATTAATAACAATGAACCAGTTGGAAGAACTCTTTTAAAACAAGCTCAAGACATTCACCCTGATGTTGGAGACTTTGTAAGTAAGTTAACAAACGCAAGAAAAGGCATAATTGGGCCTAAAGAATTTTCTGAAGTATCAAGAATTATGTCTAAAAATCTTGCTCAAAGAGCACCTGTAACTGATAACTTTATTAATTATTGGAAAGAGGTTGCAAAAGTTTACGTTACTGAAACACAAAAAGTTGATATTCCTTGGGTTACTTTTGATGGTAAAATTATGACTCAAAGGTATCGCCCAAAATTACAAGAACGAATAGAATTTCGTGATCCTATTACTGGTCGCAAAATTGCAAATATTTACGAGTCTAGTGCAGAAGACGGAAAACTTTTAGGTAAAGGTTCTCTTAATGACGCTAGAATCGGATTAGGAGTTAATGGAAACCATAGCAATGACGCAGTTATTGTTCGTAGATTCCATTTGTGGGGCCGCAAAAATAACGTTGAAACGGCTACCATTCACGACGCCTTCTTTACTAACATTGGGGAAGCTCGTCGTGCAAAAGATGCTTTAAGAACCATCTACGCAGATGCTCTTGAAGGTGATACTATTCGTAAGACACTTAAAGAAATGAGAAAGCAAGGTCTTTCTTATAAGTCTTATAATCGTCTTTTGAAACTTGCCAAGGAGCAAGGTTTGATCGATCCAAAAGACAAAATTACAAGAAAAGACATACTTGCGCCTATCCGTGAAGGAGAAGACTGGTATGGTATTGGTCCATAGATATTTGTAATAGCCTATGACCTATAAAACACATAATGGCTCTGTGAGTCGAATATATTATTAACTCAAGCTGTGCTTGAAAGGAAAAAAAATTATGAGTGAAGAAAATCAAGTAGTAAATGAAGAAGAAGTAACTGCAACTGAAGAAACTCAGGAACAACAGGAAACCGTTCAAGAAGACACCAAGAATGAGGTAGATCCGATTGAACAAGCGGTCCAAGAACGTTTAGCGCAAATGAAGAGCAACATGGATCGTATGGCCAAAGAGCGTGATGAGGCTCTAAAAAAGGCTGCTGAAATTGAACAAGCTAAAAAGCAAGCAGATATTAAGCGTTTAGAAGAAGAGGGTAAACTCCAAGAGGCGCTTGAAATGAAACTTGCAGAAGCTGAAGCAAAACTAAAGGTTTATGAAGAAGAAAATACAAAATTAAACCGTGATAGTGTTGTTAACAGCAAACTAGCAAATCTTGATTTCCGCAACGAGCGGAGTCGCCAAATGGCTTACCGTGATATCGTCGAGCAACTTGTTCAGGATGAAAACGGAAGCTGGGTTCACAAAAGTGGAACTTCTATTCAGGAATTTATTGATTCTTACTCAAAGAGTGAAGACAACTCATTCTTGTTCCGAGTTAAAGCTAACTCGGGTGCAGGAACGGGATCTCCTGCTGCCCCATCTGATACGACACAAAAGAAATCATTATCAGAGATGAGCACCCAAGAGGTCTTAGCATTGGCTGCAAAAGGGCAGCTTGGACAATTTAATTATTAACAAATAGTTATATACAAGGAATAATATAATGGCTATTACAAACACCGACTTTCAAAATGTAGCACTAGCTATCTCAGCTTACGCTGACGAAGCCTACACCACTGAAAAGAAACTAAACTCAACTGGCATCGTAGGTCAGCGCAGCGATATTACTGCTGACGGTGAATCATTTATTGGTCAGTTCCGTTGGTACAAACCGCTAGCGGCAAACATCAACGTACCTTCACTAAGCAACGCTGCAGATGGTACTTACACTGATATCACCACTGATATTGCAAACTACGTCAAGTCAGTTCGTACCTTTGGCGCACAGCAAGTAAACCTACAAGAAGTTGTATCAAAGCAAGATGGTCTAGCTAAAATTGCTCGTGACTTTGCTCAGGTTCGTGGTGATGACGAAGGTAATGCGCTACTAAACGTTCTAAAAGGCGTTGCAGCTTCAGAAGTTGCACTAGGTGACGCAGGTGGCACTGGCAACGGCGGTATTGTAGACTTCGATACTGACGCTGATGCAGCTGCAACTGGTTTCTTTGTTGACATTAATGCTGAAGGTGCTTTTGGTGCTGCTGCAACTGGTACTTCAGATGCTCGTCGTCTATTTGATTCAACTGCTATTGGTGCTGCTCGTGGTGAGCGTCTATTCCGTGCTCTTGGCATGGGCTTCAAAGACTATGAACCCGATTACATGTACCTAGTTACTTCACCTGAAGTAATGGCTGAAATGCGTGCCGCTAACCTTGTTGATCAGACTCGTGTACAAGATGGCAACATGGAATTCGACAGCATCTTTGGTGGCAAGTTCCGTCTAGTAATGACTCGTGCCAACCAGCGTATCAGCGGCGAAGCTTCTGGCGACCTAAACGCACAGTCAACCAAATGCTCATTCATCATTAAGCCTGAATCAGTAGCTTTTGCTCCTGTAATGGTTCCAACTCCTGTTGAAGTAGACCGCAATGCTGCTTCATTCACTGGTGGTGGTTCAACTAATGTATGGTACCGTTGGGGTCATATTATGCACCCACTAGGTTACGACTGGGCTGGTTCAACTAGTGCATTTGCAACCAATGCAACCCTAGGTGCGGCTGCTAGCTGGACCCGTAAGATGGACTACCTAAACCTAGGTATTCTACCTATCTTCCACTCATAAGATTTAGGAGGAGCTAATGGCTTTAGTTCTTAATACAAATAGCTATGTAACTATAGCCGATGCTGATGCTTACTTCGAAACTAGAATTGATTCTGCTGAATGGGAATCTTCTAATGACGATATTAAGGAGCAAGCTCTTGTTACTGCTACTCAATTAATTGACAACCGTCCTTGGATTGGTGCAGCTGTTAGCTCTTCTCAAGCTCTTGCGTGGCCTCGTAAAGAAGCAATCTACTATGATCCTCGCATGGGTCAGGATATTACTGTTGCTGAAGACGAGATTCCTCCTCAAGTTAAAGTCGCTGTTTACGAGCAAGCATTACACTTGTTACAGAATGAAGACTTATTAGCTCAGAAAACACAAACCTTTGAAAGAATTTCAGTAGGGTCTATTAGTGTCTCTGATGCTAACAATGATGTTACTAAGACCTCTATTACACCTTCTATTATCATTAAGCCATTAAGAGTTCTTATTCGTAAGGGTTCAACAGGCGGAATGGGGAGCGCATGGTGGAGGGCTAACTAATGTCTTTATCTGCTAAATTAAATGCTGCTGTAGACCGTGCGTTTGCAGCAGCTAGCGACCTTGTAAAAACAGGAACACTAACCTCTAAAGCTGTTTCTAGTTATGACTTTGCTAATCAAAAAACAATAAGCAGAACTACAACAAAAACTGTAGAAGTCATAATTACAACTAAACAAAGGGCTTCTGGTGAAAGTTTTTCAGTAAGCGCAATCATGCGGACAGGTGTAGACTTGTCTGTATATGATACCCTTACTGTTGACAAAACCACTTACAAAATTGTTGATTACAATGATAATGATTTTGTTATTGAAGCAAAGCTAAAGCGGGAGGTAAAATAATGTTTAAAAATGCCTTAACAGACATTTTGACTGAATTTTCGCTTCCTTCTTGGACAAATAATAATATTAACATGTATCCTAATGACTACCAAGGCGTTATTTCAAATGAAAATGAATATTGCCGAATTAGTGTTTTCCCTAGTGCAAGTGCAAACTTTGCGCATGGAAATAAAAAGTCATTATCAGGAACTGTTATTGTTAAGATCTTTGTATCAGCAGGTGACGGACAAGCTCGTATTATGGAGATTGCAGAGGCGCTAGATTCTGTATTACAAAACAAAAAACTAACAAGAGGAACAGAGCTTTACACATCTTTTATAAATGTGGAAGGGCTAGACCCATCTAATCCAGCACTAAGTAGTGCTAGTTATATCATACCATTTACACTATATGGAGAATAAAAATGGCTCATATTTCAACACTAGGTTCAGGCATTTATACTTACCTAGACATTTTCACTGGTTCACTAGTAGGTGACGAAGCTTCAGCAGCCGACTATGCGGCTCTATTTGAAGGTGGTCAAGCAACTACTACCCGCATGCCTTCTGTTCGTGAATTCCCCTCAATCGGTACTCCTGCTAACATCGTAAACGTACCTGTTTACGGTCAAGAGACTTCTTCACAGGTTCAGGGTCAAGCTGACTCACCAACCCTAGAAGTTACTGTTAACTATGTACCTGCTGACATGGAAGCAATCCACAACCTAAAAGGTCAAGAAGTTGCATTCCGTTTCATGATGGCTGAAGAAGAAGTAACTGTTGCTGAAGCTGCAGCTGCAACTCTATCAAAAGCCAACACTGAATTCTACTTCAAAGGTAAAGTTGAAGCAATTCTAGTAAACCCAGCACTAACTGATGCAAACACTGCAACCGTTACTCTATCTGCTCAGTCAGATTTCTATGGTCCTGCAACTATTGCTTCAGCCTAATAGCTGACGTTTAAGAAGAGAGGGGGAGAAATCCCCTTCTCTATCCTATAAGTATTAAGAGTATTATATATATGACTGATAAACCATTTAGTAAATCATTTGTTATGAGAACAACCTTCCGTCACATGAGACGTAGTGTAGATATTAGTATTCGAAAAAGTTTTGAACGTTTTCAAGATTTTGACGAAGGTTCGAAAGAAGGCAAAGAGTGCCTAGAAACTCTTTCCGTTTTACATACTGTACGCAAAATGCTTGATGACTTTCAAGCAAACAACCCGAATTTATTCACAGAAAAAGATAAAATTATTTAAGTAGGATTAGGTTATGAAACATTTAGTTGGAAAAAAGATTACTAAAAAAGTTGAATTTATGGATGATACTGTAGAGATTAAAAAGCTCTCTGTTGTAGAAGTTCGGAAAGTTCAAGAAATTGTAAAAAAGAACGAAAAGAATAAATCTGAAGAAGCTCAATTAAAACTACTTCAGGATGTAATTAAACTTGCAGTGCCTGAAGCGGAAGATCTTACTGATGATGATTTTAATACTTTTCCAATTGGGGAGCTAGCGAAGCTTACTGATGAAATTATGGTTTTCTCGGGGCTAGCGGGTGCTCAAGCTGAGGGAAACTAACCGATGAGGAAATGCTGATCTACGAAATTGCTTATGAGTTGAAATTACCAGCATCCTATGTTGAGCATGAAATGACATATACAGAACTTCAAAATTGGGCTAAGTTTTTTAAAAAAAGACCAATTGGCTGGAGAGATGATCAAAGGGCTTATATGTTATTAAGCGCACAAGGTGTAAAAGCGTCTGCTGAAAATGTATTCCCAACGTTAAGAATGATTAAAGAAGACGAAATTAACTCACAAAAGCCAGATCATGCAATTCCAAAAGGTAAATTCTTAAACCTAATTAAGAAAGCTAAAAATGGAGATTCTTCTGGCTGGAACTTATTATAGGGGTTCTTATGGCTGACAAGATCTCATTAGAAGTTGTAAACTTCAAAAAAGAATTAAAACGAATTGAAGAAGAAGTTTTAGAGCTTGGGCAGATTGGTGTCCATGAACAAATAGACTACGCTACAGATCAACTAAGAATAGTAACTCCAGTAGATACTGGTGAAGCCCGA